CAGCAGGATATGGCAGCGAAGGAGACGAGCCAGAGCAAGTTGTAGATCGCTGGTTTAAAGATATTATTTTTAATATGCTGAGTGAAGACGGTCTTGACACTAATCGAGGCGCTGGTTATATTAATGTAGTACCAATCGATAGAGGTAAAAGTGAAGTATCATAATAATGCTTGACAAACCGTATAAAATCGTATACAGTCGTACATATAGAAACTACACAAAGGCAAACTAATGGCAACTTATATTCTAGTAGATACAGCTAACACATTCTTTCGTGCAAGGCATGTAGTACGTGGCGACTTAGACACTAAACTCGGTATGTCACTACATATTACACTCAACAGTGTAAAGAAAGCATGGACTGACTTTAAGGCAGATCATGTTGTGTTTTGTTTAGAAGGACGCAGCTGGCGCAAGGACTATTACGAGCCTTACAAACGCAATCGACAAGTAGCACGTGATGCACTAACGCCTACACAGCAAGAAGAAGACACAGTGTTTTGGGAAATGTTTGATGAGTTTAAAGACTTTGTAAGTACAAAGACTAACTGTACTGTAATGCGTCATCCGCAACTTGAAGCAGATGATCTTATTGCTGGTTGGGTACAAGCACATCCTAATGATAATCATGTTATTGTTAGTACTGATGGCGACTTTGCACAACTTATTGCACCTAATGTACAACAGTACAACGGTGTTAGTAATACTATTATTACACACGAAGGCTACTTTGACGATAAGAAGCGTGAGCCTGTTATTGACAAGAAAACAAAAGAGCCTAAGCCTGCGCCCGATCCTGCATTTATGTTGTTTGAAAAGTGTATGCGTGGCGACACTAGCGACAACGTGTTTAGTGCATACCCTGGTGTACGTAAGAAAGGCACTAAGAACAAAGTGGGCCTTATTGAAGCATTTGCAGACAAAGACAACAAAGGCTACAATTGGAATAACATGATGCTACAGCGTTGGACTGATCATGAAGGTGTAGAGCATCGTGTGCTTGATGACTACACACGTAATGTTGTACTGTGCGATTTAACTGCACAGCCCGACGACATTAGAGAGATAATTAATAACACTGTTGCAGAGAATGCAGTATCTAAAGACGTATCGCAAGTAGGAATGCGTCTTTTGAAGTTTTGTGCTAAATGGGATATGCAACGTATTGCAGATCAGGCGGCACAGTATGCAGAACCATTACAAGCGAGGTATAAATGAACTTTAAAGCTAAACCGGTATTAGAAGATAAATTTTGGATTGTTGAACAAGAAGGTGTAAAAATAGGCACTCTTAGCAAAAACGAAGAAGGCTTTGTTGTAAATAGTGCAGGTAAAATTGATCTATATAAAACTGAAAGACAACTTAAGAAAACATATGGTAGCAATTTCTTAGTTGCAAATATCAAAGATACCACAGGCAATACTACTAAAGATGTTCACGGTTATCCTACTAGAACAATGCCTTATAATAGTATGTTTGATATACAGCGTAAATTACCTTTGTTTACTAAAAGTCAAAAATCAAAAAGTGTATATTGTGCAGGATACTACTTGATTAAATTTAATGTTAATTGGTTAAAGAGTTATTGTCCAAAGTTAATTACTGTTGAGCGCAATGAATACATGGGTCCGTATAAAACAGAACTAGAAATGAAAATGGCGCTAAATCATGTCAACAGATCCGATTAACACAATGCCTATTCAGCAACTTATTCAAATAGTAAAAGTTGCTGAACAAGGTAGAGCAAAAGAAGTTAGACTAGATATTGCACAAGCAAAGACTCTTGCATTTACGTTAGGCGAAGTTATGGCAAGATTACACGGAGATTTAGAAGAAGTTTTAGATAAAAAAATTGAAAAACTTAATCAAGATCAAACTATAGAAATAAATATGGATTCAGGTGCCTGGTAAAAAAGATAAATATATGCGTAGTTAATATAAGGAATCACGCATATGAGTCGACCAAAGCCTAAAATTAAATTAGAATATACAAATAAGGTGACATACAAGTGCGAACAGGTTTTAGACGCTGAAGCAATTTGGGCTGTATTCTACCAAGATAGACCATTTAATTTAAAAAGTAGCAATAGCCTAACAGGGTATCCTGGACCTAAATATAAAAAAACTAGTTTTTCAAATCCAGGACATGCTTATAACTTATCAAAAAAATTAAACGATATGTTTAATACAGATGCATTTGCTGTTTATAAATTAACAGCAGGTGAAAAACTACAATAATGAATAAAATAACTTACACAAAACTTTTTTTAAAAGAATTAGGAAAAAGTTATAATGATCTTAGTGTAAAAGAGCATATGCCATTATGGTGGTATAATACAAGACAGAAGGATGTAGGTGGATTAAGACTCACCGAAGACGGCTTTGATATCATAAACCAAATAGGCATACAAACATACGATATACCTTATCCAAGAGATGTTCCTATAACTACACAGATTATAATACATCTTGATAAGTTTATCGATTGTCCTTACTATTTAACAGCCCGAAGTCTTACAGTCACCAACGAGCGCAAGGCTGTTGAACTAGGATTGTTTAGCGGCGATCTACGCAAGTACGGACTAACTAAAGCAATGTCAAGGTCAAAGAAAGATGAGAATTGATCTACACGGATTGCATATCCAAAACGGCTGGCGGCATTTCAATCAACAAATAGAAGAAGCATATCTCGAAGGATATAAGAAATGCCATGTTATTACAGGACAAGGTGCTATGATGCGTGAAATACATACGTGGGCCGATAATCACATACGCATTAAGGAATGTGTTCAAACCAAACATAATCCCGGAAGTTTTTCTATAAAATTAAAAAAAAGAGGTTGACCTTCTGAGTTTAATGTACTATTGTAGTGTTAAACGTAATAGGCACAGAAGGCACAAATGAAACATTTATTATTAGCACTTGCACTTACTGGAACTACTGCACATGCGGATCCAGGTTATTTAAATCAAGCAGGCTGTCATTATGGCACCACAGACGGATGGCGAGGTATGTGGCACTGCCATCATATGGCACGTTCGTATTATAATGACCGAGGACTTCAAACAGATCCTCCAGTTGTAGGTGATCCAGTACACGACCGTTTAAATAATCGTCGAACAAACTACAACAATCATAATCATAATCATAACAATAATAATAACGATGCACTAAATGTATTGCTTGGTATTATTGTTTTAGATGCACTTTTAGGAAAATAAAGGTTGACACTATAGCGCACTCGTGCTATAGTGTATGTATAGGGCAAATACAAAAAGGGCAATACAATGTTTACATACAGCGATGATGTTATTTCAGATCTACACAAAGACGCTTATGGCTTCCGTCCATCGCAGCGTTTCTTTGATGACTGGTCTACATATACACCTGCAGAAAAGCAAGAGTGCTGGGATACGATGTGCCGTGACATGGAACAGGCTTGGGCAGAAGAAAAAGTTCAAGAGGCAGCAGACGTTGCTAAGTTCGAAGACCGTGTGCAAGATGTTATTGCAATCGGCGCTGGCGACCGCACTACTGCACTCAAATGGATCGTAGAGCAAGAAACTTTCTACCACAGCCAAGATGTTGAACATTTTGTTTGGCAGCAAGGAATCTTGTTTACAGATTATGGCAAAAAACTTATCAAAGAAATTGCCGCTATTGTTAATTACAAGGAGTATTCACTATGATGAGTGTACAATGTCCAAAGTGTTATTTAGACAAACCGCTTGGTGCAAAAGTATGTCCAAACTGCGTACAAAAAGTCACAAGCAATGAAGTTTTTGACAATGAAGTAGTCAGCGTTTTTTGGTTAATTGTAATTGGTGCAATTATTTGGTTTCTTATTACTTGACAACACCACGAAACTGTAGTAAAGTAAAACATAGGCACTGATTAGAAAAGGAATACAAAATGTCAGAAGTAATTCGCACAGTATCACCCAACAAAGCAAAAAACGCATTACGCCATGCTATGGTTAAAAAGCGTCCAGTATTTTTGTGGGGTCCTCCAGGCATTGGTAAAAGTGACATCGTTGCACAGATTACCGATAGCCTAAGTAATTCACTATTAATCGATATTCGGTTGAGCCTTTGGGATCCAACCGATATTAAAGGCATTCCATATTTTGACAGTACAAATGTTAAAATGACATGGGGTGCTCCAGCAGAACTGCCAGATGAAGAACTGGCAGCAAAATATGACAATATTGTTGTATTTTTTGACGAAATGAATTCGGCTGCTCCTGCTGTACAAGCGGCAGCGTATCAGTTGATTTTGAATCGTCGTGTCGGGCAATACAAGTTGCCAGACAATGTTATCATCGTTGCCGCGGGCAACCGTGAAGCGGATAAAGGTGTCACATACCGTATGCCGTCACCACTAGCTAATCGCTTTGTTCACATTGAATTGGCTGTCGACTTTGACGATTGGTTCCAGTGGGCCGTTGATAACAACATTCACAAGGATGTAGTTGGCTACTTGACTTTTTCTAAAAAAGACTTGTACGACTTTGATCCTAAGTCAGCCAGCCGTTCGTTTGCAACACCACGCTCGTGGAGTTTTGTAAGCGAATTGCTAGATGACAAACTTGACGATAACACAACCACTGACTTGGTAGCAGGTTCTGTTGGTGAAGGTTTAGGTGTCAAGTTTATGGCACACCGCAAAGTTGCATCTAGCATGCCTAATCCTACTGACATTCTTGCAGGTAAGGTAAAAGAGATGAACACGTCAGAAATCAGTGCCATGTATTCACTGACTGTTAGTCTTTGCTACGAACTAAAAGAATCGTCAGACAAAAATGATAAGAAGTTTGATTCAAAAGTTAATAACTTCTTGCGCTTTGCAATGGATAACTTCGAAACAGAATTAGTTGTTATGGGTATTAAATTAGCACTTACGCAGTATGCGTTGCCAATTGATCCAGACGAAGTTGCATGTTTTGATGAATTCCATAACCGATATGGTAAGTATATTAAAGCGGCACAAGCGGTGTAATTTGGTTAAAATGGGTGGTCTAGGCTGCCCATTTTTTCTATTTAAGGTTGACAATCTTATTAAATATGTTATATTAATGTTAAGCACTGATATAAGAGGTACAATATGTCTACTAAAGATACAGCAAGTAAGCTAAAAAACTGGGAACCTAATCCAGATATCACTGAAGCAGAACTAGACGAAATGCGCAAGGATGTACTTGACCGCATTATTATTGCTCGTGTAGGTTTACTACTACGCCATCCGTTTTTTGGTAATATGGCAACACGTCTGCGTATTCAAGCAGCCGACGAATGGTGTCCTACTGCCGCAGTAGACGGACGCAATTTGTACTTTAACACTCAGTTCTTTAATGCAATGAACAATAAAGAAATTGAGTTTGTTATTGCACACGAAATTTTGCACTGTGTATTTGATCACTTAGGTCGTCGAGATGATCGTGATCCTAAACTTTACAACATTGCCGCAGACTACATTGTTAATAATCTACTAGTACGTGATCGTATTGGTGAAAAACCCAGTATTGTAGATTGCTTCCAAGACTTTAAATACGAAGGTTGGACTTCAGAAGAAGTGTATGACGACTTGTTTGAAGAAGCTAAAAAGAACGGTGAAGAGTATTTAAAGCAACTTGGCGAAATGCTAGACGAACACCTTGACATGGAAGGCGACGGTGACGAAGAAGGCGATAGCAAAGGCGAAGGCAAAAGCAAAGGCAAAGGTCGGCCTAAGTATAGCAAAGACGAAATGGATCAAATACGTGACGAAATTAAAGAAGCAATGATTCAAGCATCTCAAACAGCAGGTGCAGGCAATACACCAGCAGGTGTGCAACGTCTTATTAAACAGTTAACAGAGCCTAAGATGAACTGGCGTGAACTATTGCGTCAACAGATTCAGAGTACTATTAAAAGTGATTATACATTTGCTAGACCAAATCGTAAAGGCTGGCATACTGGTGCAATTTTACCTGGCATGAACTTTCAAGACACAATTGATTTGTGCATTTGCATTGATATGTCAGGTTCTATTGGCAACGATCAAGGCAAAGACTTCTTAGGAGAAATTCAAGGTATTATGGATGAATACCAAGACTATAGAATTAAACTATGGTGTTTTGATACTTCAGTTTACAACGAACAAGATTTTAGTGCAGATGGTGGCGAAGACTTGCTAGACTACGAAATCTTAGGCGGTGGCGGAACTGACTTTATGGTGAACTGGCAGTATATGAAGGAACATGATATTCAGCCTAAAAAGTTCATTATGTTTACAGACGGCTATGCATGGGATAGCTGGGGTGACCCAGACTGGTGCGAAACTATCTTTATTATTCATAGTAATCATAATAAAAACTTAGAAGCACCGTTTGGCATTACTGCACACTACGACGAGGCTGCATGAAACTAAAAGAACCAAATCCGTTAGATATATTAAATATAAGGAGGGTAAAATTTTGTCCTCCTCACTTTTCTACAGTTGATGTTCAAAGAAAGTACAATATTGATAGAGCAATTTGCGACTGGATTGAAACAAATTTATCTGGTAGATATTTTTTTGGAAATGCAATAGGGTTTGATAAATCAAACAATCTTACACAAACAAATTTAGTAGGATTTGAACAGGCAAAAGAACTTAGTTTTTTTATGTTGGCTTGTCCACATTTGAAATACAATTAAAAAAGTCATTATAAGTATTATACAAGGAGTTAAAAAATGACAGAAAACACACAAGCAAATCAAAATGAATTGAACATTCAGGATTTAGCACTAGCACGGGCTGTGATCGAACTTTCAACTGAACGTGGCACGTTTAAAGCAAATGAGATTGCTAGTGTAGGTGCTTTATATAATAAACTTGATGCTTTCTTAAAAGAAGTAGAAGCACAAGCAAAAGCAGCACAAGAAGGTAAAGCGGCAGCACAAGAGGCTCCGGCACCAGCAATGGAGGAAACCAATGGCTCTTAAACACGTAGGCAGAGTAGCTGCCAATAAACGAAAAGTAGTTGTAGCATACAGAGTAATTCCAGGAGATCCTGAAAACTGCCTTGTAGTACAAACTGAAAATTTAAGTGCAGATGAACACGATGCACTAATTAAAGCAGTAGAATCAAATGCTGGTCAAAATGCATATGAGTTTGCAGAAGCAATGTCAAGAAATACATTGCCAGATGGACGCAATATGTTAGCAGGATTTAGCAAAACAGGCAAATTGAATAAGGTTCCTACTAGTAGTGTAGAAATGACACCTAACAACAATACAGCTATTGTTTTAGCAGATTTGAATAAAACTATTGCAGAACAGCAAGGCGTGACAGTAGCAGACTTAGCACTAAAAGGCCCAGACGGTAAAACTGTACAACCTGAAACAACTGCAACTGAAGCAGCAGTTGATCCGGTAAAGGCATACACTGCTACAGAAGCAACTAGTACCGATGGTGTACTTGACGACGATGCATTGGCTGCACAATACCGCTCACAGGCAGATGCATTGTTTAAAGAAGCAAAAGCTCTAAGAGAACAAGCAGAAGAACTAGCGCCAACAAAAAAACGTACAACTAAGAAAAAAGAAACTAGTGACGCATAATAAAGACAGAGACGACTACTGGGATCAAATACTCAGCGAGATTGACATGGATTTCATTCCTATGGAGTATATGTCAACAGTAGTCGTCAAATTTACCGATGGTAAAGAATGGGAAATTGATATAACTAGATCTCAACAAAACGATTTAGATATTGAAAATATATTAGACGAATTTTTTGAAGAGTACGAAGATACAATCGATACAGTTGATTTTAGATTAGATCTTAAACAACTCAAAAAAGACATAGGAAAACGTACTCATAGGTTTCTAAAGCTGAATAAATAATGTATGATTACCGAGATTGATATAGATATCGATTATGTTAAAATTTCCAAAACATACAAAGCCTTAAATGTCGATAACTTAATAACACCAAGTTTAAAACAACTATCTATACAGTGTAGACCAGACTGCTCTAGCAACAATCAATTATATGAAAGTTGCGGCAGTCTTTTTTATGACTGGTCTGCATATGATAAGAATCCAAATGGCAAACTACCTTTAAGAAAAACCATTTATAAACAAAGCGACTTTAGTGTAGTCTGTGACTTATTTAAAAATACTTACTTTGAAACTGTTATAAGTAATATACAAACACAATATAATATTGTAAGAGGTAGGTTTATGCGTATGGAACATAAAACATGCCTTACCTACCACAAAGATCAAACCAAACGTATTCATATTCCTGTTTATACAAACAACGATTGTATGATGATTATCGATGACAAAGTCTGCAGAATGCCATTTGGAAGCACATATCTTGTTGATACAACATTACCACATACAGCATTAAATGCAAGTAAAGATCCAAGAGTACACCTTGTATTTTGTGTAAATACTGTTTAATATGATAAATATATAAAACAGTACATTACCTAGGAGAATATAATGGCTTTAAAGCTGAGACGTGGAATTAGTGCAAACCGTACAAACATTGTGCCTGCAGAAGGCGAACTCATTTACACTACTGATACAAAAGTAATTTATGTAGGAGACGGCTCTACACCAGGAGGCAACGTTGTGACTAGTAGCGGCGGCGGTGGTGGCGAGATAACAGGTATTACCGATAATACAACTGGTCCAGTTATGACTTTAAACGATACTGATATAACTTTAGGTCAGGATTTAATCTTAGGAGGTAATATTGATATTACTAATCATCAAATTGACGGTGACGGTGATATTAATATATCAGGAGACATTACAGCAAGCGGTTTAGGTACTGGAATAATTACTGCTAATAGTTTTGTAGGTGACGGTAGTGCATTAACAGGTATTGTTTCTACTGGACCATTTGTAGGTGATTTAACTGGTAGTGTATTTGCAGATGATAGTACGAGAATAATTGACGGAACAGATGCAACTATATTTGCCAATAGTATTACTGTTCCTGTAATATCCTCGTCCACTAACACAATTAGTTTAGGTAATTCAAGTGCTGCTACGTCATCGAAAGTAATGTTAGATTCAGTTGACGAATCATCTATATTAACACTTTTAAGATCAAGTGCAGATGATTTAACAGGGCAAGATACTATCAATTATGGTACAATACAATTTGGTAGAGAAGATGCAAACGGTTTTACATATACAGGTAATATTATTTCTAGAGAAAATGCATTGTTATTTGCATCTACTTCCACAGGTGATTTTGCTACAGCAGCAAACTATCTAGCATGGAAAGAACAAAAACTAGGTATAGGAACAATTACTCCAACTGAAGCTCTTGATGTAGTAGGTAATGCAAATGTATCAGGCACACTCACAGCAGATACTATCGTAAGTAATGCAGCAGGTACACCAGAACTTTCAAGTGCTACGGGCATTGTTATAACAGCAGTAAACAACTTTGAAGTTGATGCAGCAAATATGCAAATTGACGAGACAGATGTAAAATTAAAACTAGACTTACAAATCGAAGGTGTAGAAATGCTAGGCCGAGTAGCATCAAATGATGCAACAGCATTTATACCAGCAGTTGTTAGTTCACCTATTCTTAGTAGTATTGCAGGCACCGATACATTAGATGGTACAGACCGTGTTAAAGAAGTACTAAGATACGATTATGATAGATATACATCAGGTGGCGAAATATTAATAGCAATTAACGATTACGGTACATCTACAGGAGCAGACCAGTTCCTTGTTAAAAAATTCTTATTCCACGATAGTGCAGGTGACGGTAGTGCATTTGTAGTGACTGAAATAGGCAGTGGTGGCAATGCAGGACTATTTACAAGTTTAACAGTAGCTAGTGTCGAAGATGCAGGCAACTTCTTCCTTACATTTACACTTAGATCGCCAGATGCTGCTATCACAGGTGCAAGTATGCTTGTTACAGGACAAACAACATTTACATCTAATCCGCTTGCAGCTTCAGTAAGTGGTTATTAAGGATCAAAAATGACTGAAAAGTATTATCAACTCGGCACACATAATGCAGAACAATTTAATGAATTACACGATTTATTATGCGAAACAACAGATAATATCGCTAATATTCCAAATAGAGAATGTACTTGTTTTGACCATAAAGTGCATTCACCTACTCGTGGAACTTTTATGCTTACAGACGAAGAAGCAACTGCACTAAAAGCCGATAGTAGAATAAAATTTATTAACATTGACTATACATTATATCCCGATGATTACAAACCACCACCAGAAGAATTACAAGCATCTAGTGTTCCGCTTCTTAATAGATATCAAGGCACTGTAAAATTATACAGAGAACACGAAACTTCAGATACTTTACCAGCAACTCCTGATGCAACTGATGTAAATAGAGCACCGTGGAGTTTAACACGTCATGCTCAAAAGCGTGACCCGTGGGTAGAAAACGGCCAAGCAGATAATTATGTTTACGAATCTTCAGTCACACAACATGGTGACGGGTTAGATGTAGATGTAATTGTAGCCGACGATGGTGCAGGCTGGATGGGTCATCCTGAATTTCAAAACAACTGTACAGACAGCGTAGCACCCGAAGGATATACTGGAGGTAATGTATTAGCAGGCAATGGTACTTGTGATATCTTAGATCTAATTTTAGATGGACCTTTATACTTAGATCCAGATTATTTTAATCCTACACCTGCAACTTTTAGTAGAGGCATTTTTGGCGCTCCGGGCGAATTAAGTAATTACACATTATACACTGGACAAGATCGTAATGGCAGCGGTGGCGGACTTGATGCTCCTTTAAATATTTACGTAGGCGATACCTTAAGAATATCTAATACAAGTCCAGATGGAAATCATCCATTATATATTAAAACTGCTCCAACTGCTGGTACAGACGATCTAGCGCCAAATACTACCGGGCAAGGTGCAATAAACAGCGGAACTGTTGTTTTTACACCAACCGAAGCAGGAACATATTATTATCAGTGTAGTACTCATGCAAATATGGGCGGAACTATTACCGTTGTACTTGGTGACAAAATCGAAGAACGCTGGGACGGAACTATTGTTCCAAAAGAGGCAAATGCAAGACTATGGTGGCAAAGTACTGCATACCGAAGTAGTGTGTTTAATACAAAGTTTCCAAATGCAGGCGCTACTACTCCTATGCCAAGCACATATACACGTTCTAACTGTAATGGCAGTAATACTGCACAGAGTGCTGTAGGACAGCACTGTACGCCCTGTATGGCGCTTACATACGGTAGAACACAAGGATGGGCATACAACGCTAACAAATGGGCATTAAACTTATATGGTACATACGGTAGTGATATCGAAAGAGGCTTTGATGCACAAAAAATCTTTCACAACACAAAACCAACTAATAGTAAGTACGGAACAAAGGATCCAACAGTAAGTTCAAACAGTTGGGGATATAGAGCAACCAAAGCAGGCGGCACTAATTACTATCATTTCAGAGGCGCTGATCCTGTATCTTATACTTCCGAACCTACATTTATATCGCATATGGGAACACAAGGCGATGCCGGACGTTGGAAAAGTGAAATGAAAACAAACTCACTTACTACAGCATTAGATGAACTTTGTGACAGCGGTGTTATATTTGTATGTGCTGCCGGTAATAGTAATCAAAAACAAGTAAATTGGGGTCATCAAGACTTTGATAATTACATTGCAACCAATGCTACAGATACATTAGAAGAAAGTAGTTATAGTGAATTTAGTGTTGCAGTGACTGGTACAACCAATAGACGTGGATTTCCACAACAAGGTGGTAAGACTGTTGACGGTGATACTGGCGAAGTTACTTATAAAACAATCAACATTGGTGCGCTAGACGACGACTATGCTACTGGTAATAAAGAACGTAAGGTAGGTTATAGTGATAGAGGCGAAGGTATCGATGCATATTTTGCAGCAGATGGAATTCTAGCAGCAAATAGATCATACACATCAGAAGGTGTATATCCAGTGACATATCCTGGATTTACTGCTAATAGCGGTAGCGGTGCAGGTGTTCCAGAAGATTGTGCGTTTAGCGGAACAAGTGCTGCATGTCCTGTGGGTGCAGGATTTATTTCTACATTAATAGGA